GATACTACTTGTGGCTGAAACCAGTGAAAAAACGGGGAAAGGGGCAGGCGGGAAACTGGAGCAGGTCCCAACCGCTGACCTGATTCCGTATGCCCGCAATGCCCGCACGCACAGCGATTCCCAGGTGGCTCAGATTGCCGGCAGCATTCAGGAGTTCGGGTTCTGCAATCCCGTGTTGATTGACGGCCAAAACGGCATCATTGCCGGACATGGCCGGGTGATGGCCGCGGGCTTGTTGAAGTTGGCGACGGTCCCCTGTATCCGACTGAGTCACCTGACGGACGCACAGAAACGAGCGTATATTCTGGCGGACAACCGGATTGCCCTGAGCAGTGGCTGGGATGAGGCCATGCTGGCGAACGAGTTGCAGGACCTGCACGCGGACGACGTGGATTTGGGGCTGACCGGGTTTGACCCGGATGAGTTGTCGAGAATGCTGGGGTTTGAGGCCGTCGAACCTGTGAGTGAAGAACCAGAACCGAAAGGCAGTTGCGATCAGCGTGAATGTCCGAAATGCGGACATCAATTCTGAAAGGACCAGACACAATGACAACCGAACTCCTTACCGATCCAAAGCACACACGCGGGGACCTGCGGCAAATCGAATCGGCGATCCGCAAGGGCTGGCAGATTCCGGACCAATTATTTGAGAAGGCCGGGCTGGTTATCGGGCAGATTCTCAGCAAAGGCAGCAACCGGGAGAAGGTGGCTGCCGCGCGGGTGCTGATTGCAATGAATGAGCAGAATTCACCGACGCCGGTACTGGTTGCACATCAGCACATCCACATGACAGGGGACAAGCCGGAGACCGCACTTGAGCAAAAACGACGCGAACTATCTGACCGAATTGCTCGCCTCAGCTGAGTCTCCGGAGGATCTGCAGGCGATCGAGGAACTGCTGGCAGAACAGGAGCAGGCCGAAAAGACTCGGGACAAATGGACCTGCCGAACACTGGCAGAAGTGGCTGAGTTTTTCGGACTGGCAGTTCAGACCGTGAAGCAATGGCGAATTGAATCGCCTCCCATGCCTGGGGCTGACGGCAAATATCCGCTGCGGGATATCGTTCAATGGCGAATCGCGAAACTGGCAGGCAGTTCGGTGCTGGATGCGAAGCGTCAGGCGGATCTTGAGTCGATCAAGCTGGTGAACGAAAAGCGAGCGATGGAAAACGCTCAAAAGCGGGGACTGCTGATTGAGCGGGAAGAGGTTGAACGGGATATGGCTCTGCTGTGGAGTCGTCTGGCCGCACGTCTGACGGGTGTTGCCGATCGGGTGACGACGCTGGTTCCTGCGGAGTTAAAGGCAGCGACAAAGGACAGAGTCGAACAGGAAATCCGGATCATTCAAAAAGAGTTCGTCGATTCGTTAGGGGATCTGATTTGAGCCGGTTGGTTGTCGAAGTCTGCCGTGAAATGATGCGACCGCGGATTCCTGAATCCGCGGCGGATTGGTTACGCGCGAACTTCTACGACATCACAAGCCGGGCGTTTGATGAATCGATGGTCCCGTGGGTAACGGCTCCGCAGGGACCGTGCTGGGCATACGACTCACAGCAGTTTAGAACGATCTGGCTGCAATGGGCTGCACGAATGTTCAAAACGAACTTCGGGCTGGCCATGTTGATGCGTGGCATGGACCAGCGACCGGAAGAGACGATGTTTGCGACGCCGGACGAGACGAACTGTAAAGCAGTCTTCGGGCGATTGTGGAAGATGATCGAGAACTGCCCGAAGTTACGCGATCAGGCCCCTATTCCGCAAAGGCAATCGAAGTCCAGAATCCAGTTGCGGCGGTCAGTGTGTCATGGTGCTTGGCCGCGGGGCAAAAGCAGGCTGGCCGACAAGTCAATTAGAACCGGGCACGGGAACGAGATCGACAAGTGGATTCAGGAAATCACTTCAACCGAGGGCGATCCTCTCGAACGTTTTCGCAAACGTGGGGCGGAATACCCTGACCGGAAGTTCGTGCTGGAGTCGACGCCGAGCGTGAGGGGGAAAAGCAGCGTTGAGGCTGGTCTGTTGCAGTCCACTTATCATCGGTACTGGGTACCTTGCCCGCTGTGTCACAAATTTCAGACGATCGAATTTGGCGACGGCGAAAAGCCTGGCGGCATATTTTTTGAGAAGCTGGCAAGCGGGCAATCTGACCGCGAACTGGCACGAAAGACAGCCTACTACGTATGCCGGTACTGTGAGGGGCACATATCCGACATGCACAGGCCGCAAATGGTCATGAAAGGCGTCTGGATTCCGGCAGGATGCGAGCCGGATCACGAAAAAGCAATGGATGCGAGGGACTTTGCACCGGATGACCTGTCATGGATGCGAGGTGAGCCGAATCGCTGGGGGACTGATTACGGCTGTCAAATCAGCGTTTTTTATGCTCTTTTCCATGGTTGGGGGCAAATTGCAGCGGATTTCGTCGGAAAGTGCAAAAATCCGGCAAAATTGCGGCAATGGATCAACGAAGACAAAGGTGAAACATGGGAGCCGCGGCGTTCAAAATCGACGCCGGAACGAGTTGGAGAACGCCTAAAATCGTCGATTCCGAGGGGTGTTTGCCCGGATTGGGGCCGTTTGTTGACCGTCACGATCGACCAACAAGCCGCAGATGGCGGTTTCCGGCTGTGGGTGGTCATGGCACACGGAACTGACTGGCGTTCGCACGTCGTGGATTACGGTTTGAGTCTCACTCTGGATGACATATGGCGGGAAGTCGTGGCCAAAGGATACGCACACGCGGACGGCGGGAATGAGATCATGCCGCGAGCGGTTTCGGCGGATAGCGGATGGGATACGAAGGCAACCTACGACTTCTGCAACTCGCATCCGGGCATGGTGCCGTGCAAGGGGGCGAACACAGACCTGCAGGGCAAGGCGTACAAGCTGAATGCGGTTCAGGACGGCGACCACCAGGGCCAGTTGCTGTTTACCGTGGCGACCGATTACTGGGAAACAGACCTGCAGGCGCGGCTGGAAGACCGAACACCGGGCGAGGCTGAAAGCCTGTCTCTGTGTGCGGGGGCGGAGCGTGATGGAGAATTCCTTGAACAGCTCTGCAATGCGACAATTGACGACCGAATTGACAGCAGAGGGAACGCGAAACTGCTCTGGGTAAAGAAAGACGAAAACGCTGCAAACGACTTTCGGGACGCAATTCGGTATGGTCTGGCGTTGGCGGTGTGTTATTCTGATGAAAATGGCGGGTTCCCTGCCAGGTCCGAAATCAAGACAAAGCGGAGTGTAATCAATGCAGGCGAGGGACGGCCGGACGGCAGGAGTTGGCATGAATAAGGGACACGGCAGCAGCAAGCGACCGGAAAATAAAACAGCAGCACAGCAACCGGCGGAAACGAGCCGACAAATCGAGGACTACCGGAAATGCCCGGTTTGCCACGATGGCCGCGGAGGCTATGGCGTGGCGTATTCGACACAGGGACAGACGCGGTACTATCGCTGCTGCAAATCAAACAAGTCGGATGGGTTCCCGTGCGGGCATACCTGGAGCGTTCGCGTGGTCCTGTCTTCCGTTGTCGTCGAACACAAACAGGTTTTCATCGACGGGCAACGCTGATTGGTATTGTTGGTAGTGTGTTCGTGGCCGATTGTTGCATGATTTGCATCATGGACGCGACCGCATTATTGACACAGGTGAACACGGCTATTGCCAACTGTCTGACCGCACAGAGTTATTCTGTCGCCGGACGGCAGAAGGTCATGGCTCAATTGTCTGAGTTGCGAAAATTTCGCCAGGAACTGATGGACGAAATCAGCAATGGACAATCCGGCGGCGGCATGGCCACCCTGTTAAGCATGGGGGAGCCTACCGTATGAACCTGCTGGACCGTGTTGTGGGATACTTTGCACCCGAAGCCGGAGCCCGCAGGCTGGCCGCGCGTGCGACGCTGCAGCAGATTGCACAATTGACCGGAGCGGCAACCGGCCCCTATCAGGCGGCAAAAATCAACCGCCTGAATGCGAAGCGGCGGATCGTCAGCAAGGAAAACGAGGTCAGCGGAGCAACGATTGACACGCTTCGGGCTGACTCATGGGACCTATACAGAAACAACCCGTCTGCCCGCAAGGTAGTTCGCAGCATCACGGCAAAAGTCGTCGGCAAGCGGGGCATGAATCCCGAATCGTTGGCGATGAACGAAGACGGTTCCCCTGCTGTCGAGTTTCGCCAAAAAGCTCAGGAATTGTGGGCAAGAATTCAAAGCGGATTTGACGCAAGGGGACTGCCGGGAAAGGGCGGTTCGACGTTCGCCGGACTGCAAAAACTGGCACTGAAAAGTGTCATTTTGTCTGGTGATTGTGCGTACCGATTGCGAGCGATCGACGACGGAAAACGCCGACAACATGACCTGCCAATTTCGATGGCGTTGCAGCTTATTGATACATGCCGATTTGCTGATGAATCTGAATTGACATCCGAGCGGGTGCCCGAAGGAAACAGCATCTTTCGCGGCGTGGAAATCAATCCGGACGGCGAACGAGTTGCCTACTGGATTCGAGTTCAGCCAGCCTACGCGGCGGCAAATCAGGTCGGCAATGTCCGTCGGTTTTCCATTGCAGAAATTGGGCATCTGTTTGTTGAGGAAGACATCGACCAGTTAAGGGGCGTGCCGTGGTTTGCCAGTGCGATCATGAACATTCGCGACACAGGCGACCTGAACTACAACGTCCTGAAAGCGACCGCAATGGCCGCTTGCATCGTCGGGACTTATGCGAAGCCGACAGGGGCAAGCCGCGTTGGCCTGAATGCTGGGCTATCGCCTGTGCAAACATCCGCAGACGGAACAGACCTGACCGATAGCGACGGCAACACGGTCACGAAACTGCAGCCTGCCATGCTGCTAAATGTCGGCAAGGATGGTAAGTTTGAGCTGCATTCTCCGAGTCAGCCGAACATGAATCCGGAAGGGTTTGTTCAACACCTTCAGCGAATGACCGCAGGGGCTTTCCCAGGCGTCAAGGCCAGCACGATTACCGGCGACTATCGCAACAGTTCATTCAGCAGCGAACGGTCTGCCGACAACGACGCATGGCCGGAACTGCATGACGTTCAGGAGTGGTTTTCGTCTTCGTTTTGCCAGCCGATTTACGAGAGCGTCATTCGCGCCGGTGTAATGTCTGGATTTTTCGACGGCATTGTGTCAGCAGAAGAGTTCACGGCGAATCCGGGGCGGTTTTCAGTGGCTAATTGGCAGGGTCCCGTGGCGTTGTCGATCAACCCGAAAGACGACGCAGAAGCCGCAGCAGCACGAATCAAGGCCGGGCTAAGTTCTCCGCAAATGGAGTGCGGCAAGGTCAACACGAACTGGCGTGACGTGCTGAATGACGTGGCTGAAATCTATGCAGTCGCAGAACAGAAGGGTATTCCGCAAGAAGTTGTGAATAACATCATGGGAGTCGACAGCGGCGACCAGTTGAAGGCGCAGCAGGCAGCACAAGAAACAGCAGGGGTGACGGCATGAGTAAGCGATCATTAGCGACGGCTGTGAGCGATCCGGGATTTCGTTCGCTGGAAGTCAGGGCCGCGAGTTTCAATGAAGAATCACGTAGCGTTGAAGCTGTCATTAGCACGGAAACGCCGGTACTGATGCCCGACTGGAGCCGCATGGAAATGGTTCCGGAGGTGTTGCTGTCAAAGGGTGCAGACTTCCCGAAGTCGCGTCAGGTGCCGTTTCTCGATTCGCACAACCGGTATTCTGTCAAGGATCAGCTGGGTAGCGTGCGAGGAATCACGGTCAACAACGACAACCTGACGGCAACGCTGGTGTTCAGCCGAGCAATGCACGCTGAAGAGGCTTTCGCGGGCGTACGTGACGGGCACATTACAGACGTTTCAGTCGGCTATGACGTTTTGAAACGGCAGTATGTCCCCGAAGGACAAACGAAGACAATCGGAGGCCGCGAATTTAGCGGTCCCGTGAATGTTGTGACCAAGTGGCGGCTGCGGGAAGTCTCGTTGACTCCCATCGGTGCAGACGCACAGGCAAAGCTGCGGGGACTCGATCCGGCAGCGGTTCGGTTCCTGGAAGAGAGGACGTTTGAGATGAATGAAGCACTGAGAGCGTTGCTTGTGTCGCGAGGCATGCCAGCAACACACACTGACGACGAAGCACAGCGATGGTTGTTGGACAACGCCGACAAGTTGTCTGCGAAGCCAGAGCCTGCAAAGGCACCTGAGCCGGTGCGAAGCGAATCCGGCATCAATGCCGAATCACTGGCCACAATGATTGAGGCAGCAACCCGAAAGGCTGTTGCCGATCAGGCCGCACGTCGCGAAGCTGCTGACCGCGAAATTCGCAGCCTGTGCGAACTGGCAGAATTGCCGGATGAGTTCGCCGCTTGTCGCGATCTGGCAGATGTTGCGGCTGTGCGTGAGCACCTGAAGAAACGCAAAGCGGAACTGGCGTCTACCATTCCCTACGGTGCGTCTATCCGGTTTGGCAGCACTGGTGCCGAACGTCTTCAGACTGACCTGCGGAGCGTGCTGATTGAGCGTGCTGTGCGATCGGCAACCAACGGCGATCAGAAGCTGATGGATCGACATCTGTCAGCCGACGAACGCAAGGCACCTGAGCAGTTCCGGCATGCAACCCTGATGGACATGGCGACCGAGTTTGTGCGAAGTCAGGGCATTCAGACTCTCGGCCTGACACGCGAACAGATTGCCATTGCTGCAATGTTTGGCCCCGAAAAGGCTGGCATTCGTGGCGTGCGATCTGATGCGGCCTATCACACCACTGGCAGCTTCACCAACCTGACGCTGGACGCCATCAACAAATCAATGATGGTCGGCTATCAGGAAGCCCCGCAGACTTGGCGTGGTCCGATGCGTCAGGGTGACAGCGTTCCGGACTTCAAGCAAATCAACCGCATGCGGTTGGGCGGCATTCCGAACCTGCCAGTCTGGAACGATCAGGACGAGCCGAACCGTGCGAGCATGGCAGACGCCCGCGAAGCGTATGCTGTTGAAGCTCGGTCGATCGGAATTGACTTCAGTTACAAACTGCTGGTCAATGACGATATGTCCGTACTGACACGCGTCCCGCTTGCACTGGGCGATGCTTCCGCGCGTACGGTCAACGCCGTTGCGTGGGCACAGGTCACGAGCAATCCCACCATGTCTGATGGCGTTGCCCTGTTTTCTGCTGTGAGCGGAAACCGCAAACAACAGAACCTGAGCACGGGCACCAGCAACAATCCGTCGGTGACCAGTGTCGGAGCGTTGACGGACCTGATGCGACAGATGCGAGGCGAAAACACGACAGAGGGCAACGAAGGGCCGGACATCCTGAACCTGACTCCGTCGTACCTCGTGGTTCCGTCTGCGTTGGAAGTTGTCGCGAATCAGTTGGTCAATTCGGCCTATGATCCGTCGAGTTCGGTCAACACGATGGTTTACAATCCGACACGCACGCTGACGCCAGTCATTGAGCCGTTGCTGGATGCTTCGAGCCGGACGGCGTGGTATCTGTTTGCAGCACCAACCCGAATCGACACGATTGAGGTCACTTTCCTGCAAGGTCAGGAAACCCCGGTTGTGCGAAGCGAGTTGGATTTCGGAACGCTGGCAATGCGGTACTATGTCCTGCAAAGCGTGGCGGCAAAGGCACTGAATCACCGCGGTGTGCAGAAGCACACCAACGCCTGATTCTGAGAGAGATCCGGGGGCAGGTGTTCTGCCCCCGGTTTTGGCAGTTGTGAGTAACTCAGTCCGCCAATAGCGGCACTGCGAAAGGATGATGGAAATGATTAGCAGAGGCGTCGCAGAGTTCTGCGAAAACTTCGACCGGGCACAAGCCTTCACCACCACTCCAGGCCAGAACGGCTGGACCGTTGCCGACACCAGTTCCGCGGGAACGCCGACATATCTGTGTATCACGGAAGATGGCGGAGCCGCGAAGTTGACACTGGCAGCAACCAGTGAAGCGGAGATTGTCACCTTGTATTTTAACGACGTGCTCCCGTGGGATCTGCGGAAATTGCAGTACGTCAAATTTATCGCGAAGGTTGCCGACATCGACGCCGCTACCACGCTGGCATTCGGTGTAGGATCTGCCCGCAACGATACGCTGGACAGCGTTGGACATCTGGCGTGGTTCCGCATGGAAGGCAGCGCGTCAACGTCTGCCGTTGTTGTTGAAACTGACGACACAGTGACCGACAATGACGACAAGGCGACCGGCGAAACGCTGGCGGGTGTCTACAAGACTTTCCTGATTGACTTCAGCCAAGGTCTGAGCGACGTGCGTTTTTATGTTGAGGGCGAACGCGTTGCAGCGTCTACGACGTTCACAATGGCCGGAGCAACCAGCGGCCAGAATGTTCAGCCGCTAATTCAGTTGCAGAAGGCATCCGGAACAGGAACGCCGTCTGTGACTATCGCACAGATTGAAGCCTCCTACACCTACGCCTACGGGGCCTGAGAATGAGCCTGCATGACCTGATCGCCAGCGATGTTGCCGACGTGTTTCTCGTGACGGATGATTTCGCCACGCAAATACGGCGGTACATCAACGGCGATCAGGATCACCAGGCTATCGTCACAGGGATTGTGAC